CCGGGGCGTCATCGCCGCATTAACCTATGACGCCAAGAAAAAGGGCCGATACTCCGGCGCGTGGGGGACGTGATGGATACCCCGTACTATGCCGAACTTCTCGACGGCGTCGCCGCGCGGGTTGCGGGCATGGCCCGTTCCGGCCTTCCCGCCGTCAATGACGAGGAGGCCCGCGAGTTCGGGCGGCGGGTCGCCGATATGCTCGCCGAGGATTGGGGCGGTTCGTCAATCTATATTCCCAAGAACCTCGCGGCCCGGTTCCGCAAGCGCGACACCACGTTGTACCGGGAGTTCACCGGGAACAATATCGCGGAGCTTGCTCAAAAGTACGGCCTCACACAGCAGCGGGTATATGCCATTCTAAAAGCCGAGCGCGCCCGCCGGGGGAGCGGGCAATTGCGGTTCCCCGGTTTGTAGCCGTTTTCCTAAAGCCCTTTCAAAGACGCCTCCATGTGTTTCTTCTACTGTGAAGGAAACACATGGAGGTTTTCTTTATGTTCAAACGTCTTTTTTCCGCCCGCCGCTGGCTTGCCCTCTGCGGCCTCGTCACCGTCCTGATCCTCGCTTTCCTTGCCGTCATTTCCCCGCAGCAGCTCCCGGTCATCGCGTACAAGGCCGGGCTCGTATCCTTTGCGGCGTGTGTCGGCGTGTGGATCGACCGGGCCATTTTCCCCTATGCCCGACCGTCGGGGTATCTGAAAACCGACTGGCTCCGCAATCCCGACGCCGACGGCGGGGACGAAGAGGTCGATTTCGAGATATGCCCCGGGTATTTCCGCGTCTTTGCCATTGCCACCATCCGGCGCGGGATCATGGTGGGCATGGTAATCCTCGGCATGTGTTTGGGGCTGTGATTATGCGTATCGATCCGCAAAAGCTCCTTTCCTCCTGCACCGAGGCGTTTTGCGTGGGAGTCGCGTTCGCCGTGGGCGCGGCCATCGTCGTATCGGTGCTGTTTGGCCTGCTCGCCTTTTTTGCTGGCGACGCCGAGGCCGCCGAAGTCCAGATACCCCGCGCCGCGCTCCAGCACCGGGCGACGCTGATCCGCGAAGCCCGCGCCGCGTGGGGATTGAATGCCCCGGTGTCTATCTTCGCCGCTCAGATACACACCGAGTCGTGGTGGCGGAATGACACTGTGTCGGCGGCGAACGCGCAAGGGCTGGCGCAGTTTATCCCGTCGACGGCCCGGTGGCTTCCCACCGTTGCGCCGGAAGTCGGCAAGCCGCAGCCGTTCAATCCGGCGTGGTCGCTCCGAGCGTGCGTCGTCTATGACAAATACCTTTGGGATCGCATGAGCGCCATGAGCGCCGGGAAAAGCCTTGCCCCCTGTGACCGAATGGCTTTCACCCTCTCGGGGTATAACGGCGGTGCGGGCTGGGTGAACCGTGACCGGAACCTCGCCGCAAAGAAGGGGCTCGATCCGGATCGCTGGTTCAGACACGTCGAAACCGTAAACGCTGGCCGCAGGACAAGCGCGATCCGGGAAAACCGCAGGTACGTCTCGCGCATCATGGAATACCAGCACGCTTACATCCGGGCGGGCTGGGGGCCGGGGGTGAGCTGTGCTGAGTAAGATTCCTTCGTGGCTCTGGGCCGTCCTCGTCTGCGTGGTCATTTACGGTGCGGGCGTCTGGCGGGGGCTCGACGTCGTGACGGAAGAGTACGAGGCCAAGATCGCCGTCATGAACGCCGTCCGCGCCGAAGAGGAACGCGCCCGTGCCGAGGCCGTGGCCGCCGCCGAAAGACAAGCCCATGAGGCTCTTGTGGCGGCCACGGCGCGGGGTGAGAAGCTCGCCCGCGAACTCGCCACGAAAACCGCCGAACTTGACGCCGAACGCGCGTCCGTAAACAGGAGGATCAGGGATGTTTCAGAAAAGGCTCGCCGTGATTGCGCTGGCCTGCCTGCTGGCTGGGTGCGCCTCTACAACGAAGCCCTCTATGGTTCCTATCATAGCGCCGGAAACGAAGGCTCCGCCCCCGGCGGCGCTTATGACGCTCCCGGTTCCGCCGGAGCCGCTGGAGCCCGGGTACAGCCGGACACACTAGCGACGCCGGAAGACGTGCTCGCGCATGTGCGGGACTACGGCGGGTATTGCCGGAAGCTCGAAGCCGGGTATCGGGCGCTCATTACCTTCTATAATGATGGAGGCTCCCGTGGCCGACATACTGACTGAGCTTGACCGCTGGTGGCCGGTGCTCGGAATACTCGCCACACTCGTCTACGGCTGGGGCGTCTATCACCTGTCCCGACGTTTTGCGACCAGAGCGGAACACCACGACACGCAAAAGACCGTGGCCGAACTCGGCGATCGCGTCGAAGAGCTCGAGCGCCGGATGGAAACGGTTCCCGACGGCAAGACCATGCACGCCATACAGCTTTCTCTTGAAGAGTTGCGGGGTGACATGAAGGCGATAGGCACCCGGATGGACGGTATGAAAACGTCGGTGTCCGGCCTTGAAAATCAAATCGCCATGCTTGTACAGCATCATTTGGAGAATTCCCGATGAAAGAAAAACGTACCTTTGCACAGCTCCAGTCTGAAAACCGTCGATGCGCGTTCTTGCGCTTCCTCGCCGGAGATGCCGATTACGCCATGAACACGAGCCTTCTCCAGTCGGCACTTGACGCCGTAGGCCACGGCGTTTCCCGCGACTGCGTGAATGCCGACGCCGCATGGCTTGAAGAACAGGGGCTTGTCTCGTGCGAAGACCTTGGCGGGATCATCGTCGTGAAGATCACCCAACGCGGGCTCGACGTCGCCGAAGGCCGCGCGGTTGTGCCGGGCGTAAAGCGTCCGGGGCCGGGGTTTTAACTATGGGCCGGAAGTCTTCACTCCGCCGGTTGCCGCCGGAGATTCTGCAAGAAGTGAACCGCCTTCTTTCGGAAGGCCGGGCTACGCTTGCCGAGATTCTTGAGCATTTGCGGGGCATGGGCGTTGAAACGGTTTCCCTCTCCGCGCTCGGACGCCAGAAGCAGAAGATCGACAAGGTGGCTGCGAAACTCAGGCAGAGCCGGGAGATAGTGGACGCTCTTGTCGAAAAGGCTGGACCGAGCGCCGCCGAGGGGAAACAGGGGCGGCTTCTCGTCCAAATGCTCCGCAAGCTCGTTTATGATCACCTTGAAGCGCAGCTTTTGGAAGGGGAAGACGGGGAAGGGCTCGATAATCAGGGTGTCTTTTTCCTCGCAAAGTCCTTGAAGGAAATGTCGCAGGCCGCCCGGCTCGAACAGGACTTCGAAGCGAAGGTCCGGGAGCGCGTCCAGAAAGAGACGGTGAAGGCCGTGGAAGACAGCGCCCGCGAGGCCGGGCTTTCCGCCGAGACGGTGGAAGCGATCAAGGGCCGCATTTTGGGGATAAAAGATGCCTAAGCCGCCTGTGACCGCCGAAGAATGGGAACGCCACCGGGAAGCGTCCCGACAGGCTCTTCCCGACACGCTCAAGGGAAAAACGCTTCCGGACGTCCTCTTGCCGTACCAGCAGCGGGCCGTGGCCTCGATCATGGAGCTTCCGGTGGTGGTCATCGAAAAGGGCCGCCGTATCGGCCTGACGTGGGGCATCGCGGCTGCGGCCGTGCTGGTTTCGGCGGCGTCGCGTTCCGCTGGAGGGATGGATTCCCTCTATCTCGGGTACAGCCTCGACATGGCCCGCGAGTTCATCGACACGGCGGCGATGTGGGCGAAGGCGTTCGCCCCTGCGGCGTGCGAGGTTGAGGAATGCCTTTTCAAGGATACGAAGCCCGACGGTTCCTCGGACGACATCCTCGCCTACCGCATCGTTTTCGCTTCCGGTTATGAAATCATTGCGCTCACCTCCCGCCCCCGTTCGCTTCGTGGGCGTCAGGGCATGGTCATCCTCGACGAAGCGGCTTTCCATGATCAGCTTGGCGAGGTCATGAAGGCGGCGCTGGCGCTCCTCATGTGGGGCGGCAAGGTCGTGATCGTCTCGACGCATGACGGGGACACCAACCCGTTTAACCTGCTGTGTGAAGAAGTACGGAAGGGAAACAAACCGTATGAGCTTGTCAAAATCACATTTGACGATGCGCTCGCTGACGGGCTGTACCGCCGAATCTGCCTCACGCAGGGGAAGGAGTGGAGCCCAGAAGCGGAAAGCGCATGGCGGGAAGATATTGTCGCCTTTTATGGGGAAGACGCGGACGAGGAACTTTTCGTCATTCCCCGGCACGGCTCCGGGGCGTACATCCCGGCGGCACTCATCGAACGCGCCCAGCGCGTCGACGTGCCGGTCTTGCGCTTCGAGCGGCCGGACGCATGGGCGGAGCTTGCGGATCACCTTCAGGAAGCCGAGGCCCGCGACTGGTGCGAGGCGGAACTTTCCCCCGTGCTCGCCGGGATTCCGGCGGGGTTCGACACCTACGCCGGGGAGGACTTCGCGCGCAAGGGCGACCTCACATCCCTTTGGATAGCGCAACGGCGGCAGGACATGAGCTTCCCGTGCGTGCTGCTCCTTGAGCTTCGCAATGTTCCTTATGAAATTCAGAAGCTCATCGTGTTTTACGTCCTCTCCCGGCTGGCGAGGCTCAGGGGCGGCATGTTCGACGCCACCGGGAACGGCGGCTACCTCGCCGAGGCCGCCGCGAAGCGCTTCCGGGGAATCGTTGCGCAAATGCTCAATCCCACCTTTTACGCGGGGATTACGCCGAAATTCAAGGCGGCGTTCGAGCGGGACGAAGTCGTCATGCCCCGAGACGTCGACGTATATAATGATCACCGTTCCATCCGTCTGGTAAAGGGCGTTCCCCAGATCGTTCGGGAAGAACAGCGAGCGGGCAAAGGTGAAGACAGCAAAGGGCGGAAGAAACGGCGTCACGGCGACTCGGCGATCGCGCATCTCCTTTGTTATGCGGCATCGCAGGAGAAAAAGGCCGAAATCGAATTTTTGACGGAAAGCGGGGAGTCAGGCTGGCGGAGTACGTCCGGCGGCCTTTTCGCCGCCCGCCCCGGAGGAGCTGAGGAATGGTGAAAGAGAAGAAAACGCCGAAAATCCGGCCCGAGTACCGCGTCGTCAGTTCCGGAGCGCTTGATCTGGCGAATTTTGCCGGGGAAATCGTTTCAAACCCGGACACGGTGCTCGTGTCTCTCGGCGGGGAGCTCAAGAATTACGCGAAACTCCTGCGCGACGATCAGGTCCACAGCTTGCTTGAACAGCGTCAGGACGCGCTCATCGCCGCCGAGTGGGAGGTTGTGCCGGGCGGTGAGGACAGCCGAGACCGAGAAGCCGCCGACTTTTTGCGTGGGCAGCTCATGGCGCTGAATTGGGATGCGATCACCCGCCGGATGCACAAGGGCGTCCTCTACGGCTACTCCGTCGCCGAATGCATCTGGGGCATGGACGGGAACAAAATCACCCTCGACGCCGTAAAGGTAAGAAAACCGTGGCGATTCGGGTTCGGCAAGGACGGCGAGCTGAAACTTCGCGTCAACGCGCAGACTTTGCTCATGCCCGAG